CGGGGTGATGTGATTGACGAATCCATCATCCCTTGCAGCTCGTCGGTGTTGGCGCACCGGCGGGCTTTTTGTTTTTTGTACTTGCGGCGTTGCGGTAGGCTGTCCACCTCACTGCGGGGGATGTACTCCCGCTGGATGGTGTACTTGACGTGCTGGCGGCCATCGCACAGCCAGTGGCTCACCGCGCTGGCAAAGCTGCCGGAGCTGGAATACCCCAGCCGTCGGGCGCACATTGCCGCCGTGCCGGATGCTACCAGATCTCCGGTCTTGGCATCCCAGACGGTGTACCACATGACGTTGTGGATGTAATCGCTCATGCTCCGCGCTCCTGATTCTCCGGGTACTCCGGGTTCCGGGCGTGGTTGCGGGTGATTTTGCCATAGCGGCCGCCCTTGCCCTCCCGTTCTTCACGGTCCTGCGCCAGGAAGCCCAGCTTCATGCACAGCAGCCCCAGCAGGACCAGCACCACCGCTGTGGTGAAGGTGTTGCCATTGATCGCGCCGTCCGTCTGTGCGGTGCCCTCGGCACCCATGCCCAGCACCAGACCCACGCTGCCGCAGGCCACGGCCAGCCAGTGCCATACGCGTGACTTAATCTTCATCGTCATCCTCTTTCAGCTCGCGGATCGTGTTGTAGAGCAATCCAGACACCCAGCCCAGCTGCCGCTCAAAATCGTCCGGGAAATAGCTCTTCAGAATCTGGGCGATTGCGCACACCAGAAGATGCAGCACGTCGCTGGGACCACCTTCGATCTTGATGGTCGAGTCCTCACTGTCGATGTAAAGTTTTGCCTTCATGTTCATGCTCCTTTCTCAACCTTCGGGAAGAAATACTCTCCGATCTGCTCCTGCGGGATGTGCAGCTCCCTGCAAATGGCGGTGATCTCGTAATGACGCCACTCATTGTTCTTTTGCTCCGGCTTCGGGTTCAGGCGGGTGGACAGGGTACTTTCACCCATGCCGACCAGCTTGGCGAACTCCCGGTGCTCAAACCCTTCGTCCTCGATGAGGCGGGCCAGCTTCAGGTAAGGGCTTCTTGGCTTTCTCATGGCTTTCATCCTCCTTCTTTTTGCGGATGTGTTCCAGCCGCTCCGGCTGGCGTTTGTCCCAACGCTGTTCTGCCCAGCGCTTGTTGCGGCCGTTCACTGGGCGGCCTCCTTTCATGCCACGGGGCGGCTGTCCAGCTTTTTCAGACTGGCCACCAGATTGATGGATGCCGCAGCGGTCTCCATCTGCTCGAATGCGTCCTCGTCCATGTCCTTGCACATGGTGTGGATGCGGATCACGCGCTCCACGTCCTGCTGCGTCAGGCCATACATGGCGGGGTTCAGGGAATCGTTTTTGCGTGCCATAGATAGCACTCCTTTCTGTGGGCGGCTCCCACGACCATCCCGGCGGCGTCACCGGAATGGTTTCGGCCGCTGCCACGCGGCCATCATCGGGTGGGTTGTGGGGTGTTCCCTTCTGCGGTATACTTAGATAGAAGGGAGATGTTTATAAGTTGTCTGAAAAATACAAATGTCCGTATTGTGGAGTTGCGTTCTATGAAGCGTCCGACAATACGAAAGAACGTAGGATAAGCTATAATTTCGATCAAAAGGATTTCGATGGGCCATATGGATGCAATTCGATACTTTCTGATATTGTAGCGGTTTACCATTACTGTCCATCCTGTCATGAATATTCCGTACAGCTTGCCAGCAGCAAGGGACTTTTTTCGTTCAACTATCCACCGTATACCGGGATAACATTGCCAGACTATATTCCGGAAGCAATCAGAAGAGATTACATGGAAGCCTGCTCCATTCTGGATGCAAGTCCAAAAGCATCTGCCACATTATCGCGTCGCTGCCTGCAAGGAATGGTTCGGGATTTCTGGGGCGTGAAGTCCGGAAATCTTGCCGGAGAGATTGATCTGATCAAAGATAAAATTCCTGCCGACCAGTATCGGGTACTCAACGGCGTGAGGCGCTTGGGAAACATTGGAGCACACATGGAAAAGGATGTGAATCTGATCGTTGATATCGACCCCGGAGAGGCTCAAAAACTCATCAAACTTCTGGAGTTGCTTCTGAAAGACTGGTACATTGCCCGACACGAGCGTGAAGAACTGTACCGGGAAATCCTCGCTATTGATGAGAAGAAACAGGATGAACGTCATCCTGACTGAACGGGTCATTCTTTGCCAGCAGTTCACCGTCCAGAGTCCAGTACTGATGAACTTCATAAACCGGATTCGCATCCGTGCCATCTCCCGCCAGAGTGACGGTCTCAATGACCTGAATCACTCTGGCGGCTTTTGCTTCCCGTGGGATTTTGAATGGGTTGTCCTTCATCCTCTTCACCTCCTTTCGTTGACTTGGTTGGCTAAGTTTGCCTTAGCTTGGCTATACTATAACATAGCACTGCTATGATGTCAAGCACAAAATTATTAGCTGAGCTAAATTTTATTCTTGACACAGTAGCGCCCACGTGGTACAATCCGAAATAGAAGGAGGTGATACAAATGAACGAGCGTATAAAGAAAATCATTGAAGAACTCGGTTTGAAAAAGGTGGATTTTGCAAACCGCTTGCACATCTCACAACCTTTTGCATCAGAACTTTGCTCTGGTGCAAAAGCCCCCAGCGATCGCACGATCAGCGACATCTGCCGGGAGTTCGGCGTCCGGGAAGCATGGCTGCGCGAAGGCGAGGGTGAAATGTTTGTACAGGACACCCAGTCCGAGCAGGTGGCGGCCTTTCTGGCTGACCTGACCAAGGATGACAGCGACACCTTTAAAAAGCGCTTTATCGAAATGCTGGCAGGCCTGAGCCCGGCAGACTGGGAACTGCTGGAACGCATGGCCGAAAAACTGACGCAAAAAAAAGAGGAAAGCCCGTAAAGGCTTCCCTCGCGTGGTGGCTGGTTGCTTATCCGATCAGGTGGCTTGCGTACACCCACACAAGCCGCAGCTGGCGGAAATCGGCTTTTTCCAGCAGTTTCAGAATGGCGTTGATGGTTTCTTGTCGTGTCATGTTGCAATCCTCCGATTGGGTTTATGTTCAAGAACATTATACAACCATTCGGCGTTAATTGCAACAACTTTTGACAACTGAAAACAAACGAAAAAATCGCAGAAAACTGGGATTTTTTCAACAGAAAAAAGGAGAGAATCATGAAAAAGTCAGTAAAAAGGCTTTTAGGCGTTGTTTTTACACTGGCGCTGATGACGATTCTCGCATGCGGTGCCTTTGCGGCAAAGCCTGCGGTCGAGCTCACCGACGTCTATTTTACGGTCGACGATTTTGACGGCGTCAGCCCCACGGTCTGCTTCCGGAATAATTCAAACAAAACCATTAAATACGTTACGTTCACGCTGGTTCCGCTTAATGCGGTCGGTGATAGAACTTCCTGCACGATCAGCGGCCGTTCGACGGTGACGGCCCAGGTAGTAGGGCCGATTGCTCCGACAAGATTTGACCGAACGGTCGCAAACACGGTGACTTCTCCCGCGTCCATGGGGGATTTTGGACCGTTCCAGGCACAGCAGCAGCTTGCAACGAACTATTACTTTGGCGCAGAAGAGCGCAACGGGCATAGAATCTTTTTGGACAAGGACGGTAATGCCTATTATGCTGATTCTTACACTCCGTCCTCTGTTCTGTCCGTGATTGATCATTCCAAGATGCAGGGTCAGTTGGATTCCACTACTTATCTGACAGATGACGAACTTCAGAATGCAATTTACAATGCAGCAGTGGAATGGGATTGCCTTTGGTACAACAGCACGATCGACGAGATTGCCGTGACTAAGGCGGATATCATCTATATGGACGGAAGCAAAGAGACCGTCAATCAAAAAGCCCTGTATTCGGGTCACTTCAGAAGCGACCCGACGAATCAGCCTTACTATGTGCTGACCAGCAAATACGCCCCTGTTTACGATTATCAGTATTACAAAGAGCACAACGCCGATCTGGCTGCCCTGTTTGGAGATAACCAGTGGAAGTATCTGGAGCATTTCGTAAACAGCGGCATGAAGGAGGGCCGTCAGGGCAGCAGTACATTTAGCCTTGCCGCCTACAAAGCAAATAATCCTGATCTGGTTGCCGCTTTTGGCGAAGATAACCAGAAATACTATGAGCACTATATCTCTTCCGGCAAGAGCGAAGGCCGGAAGGCATCCTGATTTTTGAATAAAAAACGCCCCACCGGCGGCAACCGGCAGGGCGCGAAAGAATGGCTTGCTCACGAGGAACAATCCAATCCAGCAGTTGTATTGTACCACCTCCGGGCAGGATTGTCAAAGCGTACCCATGGAGGTGTATTTTATGGGAAAACGAACCAACACAGCAGCCTGGCTGCCGAATCAGCAGCGCTGGCAGATCAACGTCCAAAAGAATGGCGTGCGCAGATCCTTTACCAGCTCAAAGCCCGGCCGCACCGGCCAGCGTGAAGCCAATGCAAAGGCGGACGCATGGCTGGATGACGGCATCAGCAATACTCGGATGCTGGTAGAAGCAGCCTATCCGCAGTGGATCGGCGAGCTGAAATTGACCACCAGCCGCTCCAACTGGGAACCGATCCAGAGCCGGTGGAACGTCTGGGTGCGTCCAGTCATTGGCCGGAGGCGTGTGGGAGACCTGACGGAACAACAGCTGCAAGCCATCATCAACAAAGGATTTGCAGGAGGACTGAGCAAAAAATACCTTTCCAACATGTGCACGGATTTGACCATGTTCTGCAAATGGCTGCGTCTGAGCAAAATGTCCACTCTGCGGCCGGAAGAACTGCATGTGCCAAAGGGTGCACGCTCCAAGGAAAAAGAAATATTGCAGCCGGAGGATCTGCGTACACTTTTTGAGGTGGACACTACGATCCTGGACGGCAAACTGATCGAGGATCCTTATGTCAATGCGTACCGGTTTAGCGTTGTGACTGGCCTTCGTCCGGGTGAGCTGATCGGACTGAGCTGGAAGGACGTTAAGGGTGGCCGGGTGAAGATCCGGCGAGCTATAAACACCCGTGGCGAGGAAACCCGCGGCAAGAACGACAACGCTGTGCGCGCCTTTGCACTCACCGATAGTGCGGCCGCTATTCTGCAGGCACAGAAAAAGCTGACAGGCGGGCAGGAGAGCGTGTTTTGCATCTCCTGTGAGGACACCTATAGAAAATATTGGCGGCGCTACTGCGAGGCCAACGGCCTGCACTATGTTCCGCCGTATAATCTCCGGCACGTTCGTATCACTGGCAAAAACGCTGCCAGAGGGACAAGTCAAGCCCTTGGTTGGCCACTCCCGCCAGATGGACACGTTCGGGATCTACGCGCATCTTATTCATGGCGAGGATGTGCAGACTGCCGCAGACCTGGACAACGTTCTCAGCAGGGTTCTTGATCCGGAAAGTCTTGAGAAATAACACATTTTGCAACACGTTTCTATTTCTCGCACCGTGTTTACGGTTTCCTTCCCGGAGAAGTGGATTTCGGAATTTAACGGAAGTACGTTGGA